CCGACATCACGAGCCGTCGGCCGAGGACTTACCTTTACGGGAGGCGGGTTACTCATATTGTTAAGAAGCAAACACAAGATTGGCAAGACCACTCACGACGCGCAGATAGTTATAGGACTCAACATACGCGTGGACAGTGTACGTATACGCAAAGACCACCGTGGCATTGTTCGTGTTCTGCACAATGGTCAAGACCTGGTCAGGTGTATACAGCGACAGTTGACCGGGCGGAATGACAACCGGGTTCGTGCTCAATGCCGTTGACTTCAAAACGCAGATTGTCGTGGTCGTGGGCGCAGGGAGTGTCGCGGTGATTACAGTTCCAGCAGGGACCGTCTGCGAAGGCGTCACCGTGTAGGTTGACCCGTTAACCGCTGTGATGGTCGTGCCTGGAGTCACTCCTGTCCCCGACAGGATAGCGCCAACCACGAAGGGTCCTCCCGACGTCAGCGTCAGCGTGGTTCCCGCGATGCCACCCACACCTGCAAACTGGAAGGTCTGATTCGTAGCGGGCAGCGGCTGCTGCAGCGTGAGTCGCAACACGCTCTTGTTAATCTTGCTTCCGTTTGCGGCTCCTGATGGCTGGTACTCATTGTTGTTCAGAGCAAAGGAGTACATGTACACGCCAGGCAACTGCCACGGCGCGGTTCCTGTCGAAAATCGGTAGGTCTCGAGAAGAGAGTAGTACTCGGACGGCTTCACTTGCAGGCGCTCATTGCCGTCAAAGAGAATGGTTCCATCGACCACGATGTCCTTGGGGAACACGGACGTGACCTGCTGCTGCCCTGATGCATACAGGCTCGTTGCTACATCGGATGTGTTGGCACTCCATGGTGCACGCTTCGGGTTGGGCCAGTTGGTGTAATTATCCCACGCATTGGTCGCAATGCTGTCAGACCGCATGGCAACCCATGATACACGCGTCACGAGATTGCGCATAGGAAGAAGCAGGTCCGTATTGGGTCCGTATTGGCCCTCTGCACCCACGTAACTGATTTCCTTTAGCATGTAACTCTGGTCTGCTTGGGCCAACTGCGCCATCTCCATCTCCGTCAGGTAGAAGAAGTTGCACTCCAGATACGGGTCGGGGTTGAAGTTTGCAACACCTGCATTCGTTGGGCTTCCGTTGGGCAGCGTCGGCGTCAGGAACAGGTTCAGGGGATACGAGCCCGTTGGGCGGATGCGCTGGCCGTAGGTTGGAGACGTAGGCACCACGTCAATGACCGTGTACAGATAGTTCAGAGGACGGAGTGTCACGTTGATGTACACCTCAGTGTTCTGGAGCGACACCAGCGGCAATGCCGAACCTGCAGACTCGCAGAACCAGAAATGAAGGGGCACGACCAACTGGCGGGAACGAATGGAGGGCTCGGGAATGGTTGCGCCTGGAAAAATCAGGTTTCCCGTCGCGTCGTATGCAGGGGTCGCATACGAGACTGCATGTGGATATTGTCCCTGACGGTCAAAGGCGTTTGCTGGGTCGTAGATCTCAGGGACATTGCCCACCATCTGGTTCACAATCAGGTGTTTCGAGGCGTCAACCGTCAGGTGTGAATACAACTTCAACCACTCACCGGGAATCGTCTGGATAACCTGGCCGTTCATGGTGATGTCAATGTGGTCAATCAGATTGTAGCCAATGTTGGGAATCCACTGAAACTCGTACCCAATTGCCGTGCAGCGAGCATCGTACCCAGTAGGAGGCGCAACACTCAATGGAACCAGTGGAGACCAGATGTCGGGAAGCGTTAGAACCACGTAGCAGTCATTGAGCAACTGTGCATAGCGGTCGATACGGGCCGACAACTTGCGTGTCTGGGACACGTCAAAGTTAAGGTTGGAACTCGAAAAGTCCACACGAATATGCTCCATGGCAAAGTTCGTGTGGCGCTTGTAGGTGCTGCGAAAGTGGGTCATGGACGGGTTGCCGTTCACCAACTCGTTCTGGGCCCCCACGCCCACCAACTGGAGAAGCGCACCAGGCATTTGTAGTTACGGAACATCATTGTTTAATAGAGAACACCACCACTCTGCGAGCAGCAGTAGGATGTGTTGGACTTACCTAACTGAGAGCACGTCTGGTTTCCGCGACACGCCGCCGCAATGTTAAGGTGCACCTGTGCCGCGGCATTCGCCTTCAGACTCAAGTATGTGGAGGGAATCTTGTTCTTGCCTGCCGGCGGGTCGGCCGTGTATGTCTTGGCAATGATGTTGCGCTTGTGCCTCGTCAGGTAATCCTGTGCAGAGTTGACCTGCATTCTATTTATACAGAGCCAAGAGAATTGATACAATGCGCTTTGTTCTTGTCAGTACTCACGTAGACCAGACTACGGGTTACGCCAAGGTGGCCTACAACCTTCTTCGTCAGGTCGCGTCTCTGGCCCCGAAGGTCAAGACGTTCCACTTTGGATTCCAGCGCCACCCTGACCGCAAGAACGTTCGTAAACTTCCCGATGGAATCGTAGGATACGATGCAGCGTCCAACGAAGACCCGCGCGAGGAGGGGTTTGGGTTCAACAAGATTGCCGAGTATGTGGACATGGTCCGCCCCGACGTGGTGATGATTTACAATGACCCTCTCATCATCTGCAAGTTTATCGAGGCGATGAAGTACGACAAGACCACCGCGCCTTTCAAGTTGTGGCTCTACGTGGACCAGGTGTACCATGGAATTGCTCAGCCGCTGCTTGACCTCATGAACAAGAACGCCGACCGCGTCTACTGCTTCACCCAGTCGTGGGCAGAGACGTATGCGTCCTATACTCCTGGTTCCAAGGTTCCGAGTGTTCTTGAGCACGGCATTGATGCAACCGAGTTCACGTGTATGCCCCGCGACCAGCGTCTGGCTCTCCGTCGCAATCTGAAGATTCCTGTGGATGCCATCGTGTTTCTGAATGCGAATCGCAACAGCCAGCGCAAGCGTCTGGACACCATGATCATGGGCTTCGTGAAGTTGCTGACGATTACGAGAGACCCCGTGTACCTCATGGTGGTTACGGCCATGAACCCGCAGCAGGGTGCGTACTACGACCTTCAGCGTATCTACATCACGGAACTGAAGCGCGCAGGACTGGTCCCTGAGGCACTTGCTAACCGCCTCATGATTGTGGACACTGCGCCTCCGAACACACTGACGGACGCGCAGATCAACGAGATTTACAACATGACCGACATTGGCATTAACACGTCGGATGGTGAGGGTTTCGGACTGTGTCAGTTGGAGCATCTGTACACGGGCGCGCCGCAGGTGGTGACCGATGTGGGAAGTTACCGCTCGTTTCTCACAGACGACGTGGCGACGTTCATTCCTCCGTCGGGAACGCAGTACTTTGCGGGGTCCATGCCTCTTGGGTTCTCGGCCCCCACCTTTGACCCCGACGAGGTTGCGATGAAGATGGATGAGATGGTGAGGGCGCTCGATGTTCGCAAGGCAGCGGTTCGGACCTTCCCGTTCAAGAGTTGGACTCGCATCTGCGACGGGTGGTTGGAGGACCTTCACACGGCGACACCTTCAGTGTAGGTTGGCCTGCCCTCCAGAACCCAACGGATTTGTGTGTCGGAAATCTTGCGCCCCACGGGAATCAGGCGGTGGTTGTCATCAAACGCAACTCCATCAAACACCTCGGACGTGAGTGGGTCAATCAGGAACAAAATGCCCTTGATGACGACGCGCTGCAACTTGCGCTGTTTGCGCTCCATGTTCCGCAGGTAGGTTGAGTCCAGGTCTTCGGATTTCACCGACGACTTGAAGGCCAGGTCTTCGCCTGTAATGGTGCTGTCGAAGCGCATACACGAAATCACTGGCTTCTCGCGCGCATGCAGCTTGCGGTGAATCTCGCAGTCCACCGCGGCCTGCTTCAGCAGGGTTCCAATCTTCTGGTTCACCTGGTTCTTCTCAAACGATATCTCATACAGGTACTCATCCGCCGACATGAACGTCTCCACAGGTCCACCGCCCTCGTAGCGCTTCATGGCCGTATCCGCACGACGAATCGGTGTAATGTTCGGGAACTCGTTGGACTTGGCTTGCTTGTCGGTGAAGACCGACACGTAGAAACTAATACGCACTGTCCTCTCCTCTTCGGGGAGCGTTGCGTGAGAGCAAATACGGATTGCACGACCAATGACCTGGTCGTGGCGCGCAGGAGTCCAGTGCGGCTCCAGAATGTGGACGTGACGCACATTGGCCAGCGTGATACCTTCTGCACCGGAGGACGATGCCATGAGCAGACACAGCAACTTCTTGCCACGGGCCTCCACACTCGTCTTGAGCGACGCAGGGAAAGAGGACTCGTACTTGCCATTGAAGATTTGGCGGGTCAGTTCACGTTCCTCGGCCATCTCCTGACCCGTGTAGAAGGTGTATGCGGGCTTTGCAGGGTCCATCTCGCCCTCCACCCACTGGCCGTTGGTCTTGACAATCTTGTATGGCTGCCATCCATTGGCTTCCAGAACAGCCGAAAAGACACCGAGACCTTCCAGTTCGCGGTACTGCGAGTAGACGAACTGGTTGCGATTGTCGGCTCCGATGGACTCCTGAATGTTCTTCAGCGTCTTCAGGAACTTTGGACTCAGAGTCGCCAGCGCCTTTTCCGACAGGTACTTCTCGGGGTTCTCCTTCAGTTTCGCCAAGACCTCGGGCTTGTCGGCCACCTTGTCTTCATTCACGTCCTCTCCGGTCGTGATACGCAGGTCCCCAGGCACAGCATAGTTGCACGCCAAGCGCGACAGAACGCGGTAACTGCCGAGGTTCTCGTCCATAGACTTCTTGCCCTTTTGGGAATCCATCTTCAGTTCCACCCAGCGCTGCTGCAGGTAATGCGTGAACTGCTCTTCGGACATTGGGACCTTCTCCAGCATCTTGTCGTCCTCGATACGCCGAGGCAACATGCGCTCATCGGCGCCCTTGAAGTACGACACCAAGCCCTGAATGCGCCGCTGGAACAGCAGGGGGTTCTTGATGGACAGCCCATCGAGGAACATGGAGGCAAACTCGCCATAGGGAGACGGCAAGCACTCAAACTCCTCCGTCGTGATGCGCTCCATCGCAATCTCGGCACCACTCAGTTCCGTCTCCACCTTGACCTTCCATCCGTTAATCCAGTCGGCAGGGACGGCAACCCACTTCATGTCGGCCTTGTACTGCACCGCAATGCGGTCGCCCTTTTCATTGTACACGGAGCGGAACTGCGGGGGGTTGCGGGTAATCATCACCACCTTCTTGGCCGCATTGAACTCGATGGTATCCACCTCGGGTTGCTGGCGGAACACAGACGCCATCTTGTCCTCGTCCCAGCCCTCAATGCGCTTGAACGGAATCGTGATGCGCTCAATGGGTCCACGCAGCAGGTTCATGAGATACGCAATCTCGTTGGGACGGTTGATGACGGGCGTGCCCGACAGCGCCACAATCTTGCATCGCTTGGCGTGGTACAGCGCTTGGTAGACGGGTCCAACCACACCTTCCTTGTCGGCGATACGGGAGATGAAGTTGTGGACCTCGTCTACAATCACCACCTTATCCTCAAACGGGTTCGGGCCGTCTTCAGGCACCAACTCCTTGACGAGCGAGCGCGTGAGACCGTTGTAATTGATGAACGAGTACCGCTGGGTGAGGATATCTTCCACCTGTGCACGGATGACATCTTGCTCCGTCTTGGGCAGGTCGGCAAAGTTCGGGGGCTGGTCAGGCACCGTGGAGAAGAAGCGGTTGGTCCGGTCAAGGAATCCGTCGGAAATCCCCATTGTCTTGGCAGTCTTGCGCGTCTCTTCGTTCAACTGCTGCTGGCGCCAGTGGTTCTCGTAGGCATACACAGGGTCTCCGCACTTGCGCAGTTCGCCAATGTAGTTGGCACGCAGGGACGCAGGCGTCATGACAATCACCTTCAGAGTCGTGAGCAAGGACTCGGCCACGGCAATGGACGAACACGTCTTGCCTGAACCGAGACCGTGATACAAGAGCACCCCGCGGTACGGCGTCTCAATGAGCAGGTAGTCCCGAATCAGTTTCTGGTAGTGGAGTAGTTCACGAGCATTGGACTGGCTCTTGCACAAGTCCTCCTCCTTGTCGTCCGCATCCTGCGGTTCACGGGGTGACTTGCGGTATTTCAGAAAGGTGCGGGTAATGAAGTCCGCAAAGGCCTTTCGGTTGGGGAGGACGTAGGACATTATCCTATGGCGCGCTGAAAATATCGGGCTAGTGAACAATGTTAATGGACGACCGTGCAGCACGCGTTTCTAATATGGTGAATCGCCCCGATTCTCGCGCCTCCACGTCTGAGCCTTCTACCCCGCTTCCGACCACTGAGAATCCACTCGCCACGCAGAAGGCAGCGCCGCCGCGCCCTCTTACGGAAAAGGAGAAGCTTAGAAAGTTTGTTCAGGCTCGGGTAGGGCTTATACCTGTGAAAGGCGGCCTTAAGTCGCGTCGTCGTCGCACGCGCCGTCGCCGTTCTCGCAAATCTCGTCGCAACCGTAAGTAATGGAGATTACACGGAAAAACCATCGCATCTGGATGGTGTCCATCTTCCTCTTCTTGATGGCGGGGTTCCTGTACCTCAAGCCCCAAGTTGCCTTTGGGCGTGAAGGACGGATTCGTCCGTTTGGGACGGGTGACCGTGAGTCCACCGTCTTCCCGGTGTGGTGGTGGGTGTTCGTGCTGAGTGTGGTGGCGTACTGCTTGACAGTCTACCTGGCAAAGTTTCGCGTCTGAGCACAATGGGTAAGTGTCCATACAAAAACATTGCAGGTGAACCTGGAACGGGCTACCATCAATGGAGGTTTCTGGGGTTGTCCATCGTGGACATGGTGGGCACTTTCTTCCTCTTTGCTATCCCGTCGGCGTGGTTCTTCAAGGGCAATGTGTGGTTCCATTTCTTTGTGTGGCTGGTGATTGCTGAGGTCTTCCACTACGCCTTTGGGTCTCAGACCGCGGGACTGACCATGCTTGGCATCAAGGTTCAATGCGACGACTCGTAGGTCCGCACAATCTCCGTCAGTTGGTCCAGCATCTTGGCGCGCTCCACGTGATGAGGGCGCACGTAGGCACGGCACTCGGCCAGCGTCTTCCAGCCAATCCCTGAAATCTCCCGCTTCTGCATGTAGGTCATCTTCTGACCTAGATTCACGAGTTCGGGCTTGGACAGCAGGGCCACAAAGTAGACGTGTCGGTATTGCACGCCGTTCAAACCTGTAAAGGTCTCCTCCAGCAGGATATTGTTCAGGACCACGTAGGCTTCGCGAGGCACATTGGTCTCCTCTCCGAATTCGCGAACAGCGCACTCCAAGTCCGTCTCTGTGCGCACGCGACGTCCCTTCGGGAATCCCCACTCGGGCTCGTGGTACACGCTCGCAAAGTCGGCGACCAACTGCCCGCGGTCCAGCGACGCGAACTTGTCCTTGGAAACAGTGTATTCGTTGGACGAGTGGTCGTCACCCCACAATTGACGCCACAACTCATCAAACGGCTTTGTCGCGATATCTCGCTGCTCGGCCGTCGTCATGTTGGACAGTAACCGGCCAACATAGTCGCTGTTTGCAGGGTCATACTTGCCCCGCATGAACTCTGCGAAACTCATGCTGTCTTTGCGACGAATCATCAACACACGCACAGACCCGACATCCGCAGGAATCGTGGGCGTCTCCAAGACCACCAACCCGCACGAGAGCACTGGGTCCTTGCATCCCCTGAACACGTGCCCTTTCTCACCGCAATTATTGCAGTACATTACGACTGTGTTTCGTTGTAGAGGAGGAGTCCGTTTTTCCATTAGGCAAATAAAGAAGTTCCCTTGTAAAGCACAAATGGGC